TTCTATACGTCCTTGCTTCTTTAATATATACACAACTCTTTGCAATACAGGCTGTACCAACTCAGCTTGCAATCGTCCAAAGGCAGAACCAATACGTCTGGATAAATCAGCCATACGTTCTGCAACTTCTGTAGCTGATGCAGGTGTACGATCTGGATTACCAAGCATATCATTATACAAAGCTCTCTTAATATTCAAACGCATATCTGAGAGAATAAGCTGTGCAACATCAAAAGAACCTGCTGCCCTTATGGGTTGCAGTCCTGCACTATTAGGTGCTTTAGGTATAATAGTCCCTGGCATTAATGATATTGTATCTGGATTAACAACACCATCATCATCCATTTGATAAATACCAGAAATAGACATTTGTGCATTTTCAAGTATTAATTGTACTGTTAAATTACAAGTTTTAATAGCAGAGAGAGCATTCATTAATGGTCCTCTTCCATAGATTTCACCTGCAACTTTAGACCATCTGTAACAAATAAAAGGATTAGAACCTACACCTTTAAACTCTTTATGATCTATAACACTTTTTGATTTTTCATGTATTGTTGTTTGTGTAAAAGCATCTTCATTTTTTTTAGAATAATCTCTGCAAACTATTTCTAATACTTTGGTTTTTGTATCTGGATGCGATGCAATAGAATTTAGCAATTCAGTATTTAATTTTGAATTAGGATATTGATTTGGAATATTACGAAATCTTATTTCTCTTTCACGAAATACATGATCTATTCTATCATCTGGTCCTGTATCAAGAACTACATCTGTTAAAGGAATAGCTGAGAAATTAATAGGATTTAAAGCATCACCTTCTTCTACACCAAGAACACCAGTACCTACAGCTAAGTCCATAAAGGATTCATGTATTTCCTGTGCAAAATTTGAGTTTTGTAATACTTCAAAAACATATTCTGTTATTTCGTCGAGTTCGTTGTTGATCGCTTCTTTTTCTTCGTTGGGCGTTTCCGAACCTGCTTGGAAGTCTGCCCACCTTGCGAAGTTTGGGACAAGTCCTTGTTGGAGTCTTGAGGCGAACTCCTGAACACCCACGACACTAGTTTCATCAAAAATCTTCTCATCTCTACGCTCACCTATTGTTTCTGTATAGAATCCTTTTCTTTGAGGAAATGCTACTTCATAACACTCTTCAAACAAATCTTTAAATTGATCTTTAATTGCTGTTGCTTTTTCATAACGAGTTAATAATGATTTAACATTTTCATCGTTTACAAAATCACTATTTAACATTTCCATTAAGCATATCCTCTGCCACCAGATTGTCCTGTAATTAAAGATCGTCTACCTTGAAAACCTGATTTTCTTCTTTGACGAATGGCTCTTTGCAACTGCTGTTCTTTTCTTTTACGTATTTCCATTTTTTCTTTATCAGATGCACCTTTAACTTCTTGAAAAGTTTCTTGTTGCATATCAGCTATAGCTTGTTGAGAACCACCCAAAGCTGCAAGTTGCTGATCTAAACTTACAGTAGATTGTGCTGCTGTTTCTTTATCTTGAATAGTATCTGCTTTAGCAGCATTTATATCTTCAATTCGTGCTAGTGCTGTAGCTTCTTTTGCTCTTGCTTCAGCTTCTTTTCTATTAGCTTCTTCTATGGCAGCACGCATTTCATCATCTGTCATTCCAGTTTGAGCATTAGATTGTTTTCTTCTTCTTCGACTTCTACACATAATTACATCCTCGACCAAAATGATTTACGTTGAGCAGTGGGCTTACGTTTAAATACATCAAATCCTGTACGAGCTTGAAAAGGCATTGCCATCTTTTGATTATTCATAAGACTTCTACCTTCCCCTGCACCAATAAGTAAATACTGTAAGGCATCATGTATGTGTGAATACATATTCTTTTCTGGTCTATCATCATATCGTTCTCCAGAGGCTTGTATTCTTTTGTAGGCGTAACCACCTTCAAAACCCTTTATCAGACTTGGGCATCGTCGGTCAACTAAAAAAGCAGATTTACCATCTGCCATTTTATTAAGCTGAGAAGAAACAGCTTCTAATCTTAGGTCTACACTATTGCTTGGAGCAGGTGTTGCTCGTAGTCCTGCACCTCTTAATATTTGAAATGGTGTGCTTTCATCTGTCTGCGCTCTAAAATCTCCTGCAGGATCGCCATAGATATGCACTTCAAGATTACCAAAGCGTGTTGCTATTTCCTGTCTAAGAAGTTCTGAGAAACGAACTATCCCCATATCAATAGCTACAATCTCTGACTGTATAAGCCATCGACCTCTTACCTTCTGACCAAATACAGCAGCAGGAGTTAAACCAAAATCAACTCCAATATACAAAGGAACACCAACAGCAATAGGTATTTCTTCTGTAGCTATATGTGTTTCACTTACAAAATGTGGGTACACAGGTTTACCTTCCTGTATAGTTCCAAGTCGATTCATAACATAAACATCAATCCAACTTTTCGTTTTACCTCTTACTAAATTAGGATAATATGTTTTAAGCATATTTCTTCTGTTCTCTGCTTTAGAACTTTCTTTATAACTATCAACTGTACCTTCGTCTGTTAGCTTTTCTTCCATAGCAGGAGGCTGAGAATAGAAGTTCCAGTTATCAGGTTTAACCAACATACGAGTTTGATCTATTGGAATATGATCTGGTATAGGGACTTCCCCTGACATAATCGCCCACCAATGATCTTCTTCTGGTGCGTTAGTATCTGCAATAACTCCTGACCAACTTGGTCCACCTTCTCGCATAGAAGGATAACGACCAACTCTCATAGTACACGCATCAATAATACTCTTGGGTATTTCTCTTGCTTCGTTAATCCATATACCAGTTAACTCTAATGATAAAAGTTTCTTTACATCTTCTGGTCGATCAAGGGCTAAGAACAAAATCTCCATATCCAAATCAGCTTTTTTAATGTGATGCGTAAATGGTACAGACCACATAAACTTTCCCCATTCATCTTCTGGAAACCAATCAAGCCAAGTCTTTATTGTGGTGGTTCGTAACTGAGGATTGGTGTTTCGTATAATCGCCCATCGACTTCTACGCACTCCATCCTTATTTGGTTTTTGCATTATTGATCTGCGAAAGACTTCAACACAGCAACTAACAGACTTGCCACTACCTACTGGTCCTCGTATTCCACGAAAGAAAGTATCATCACGCATAAAGTCTTTAAGTACCTGACCATCAGGCTTGTACTTAAATTCTATCAACCTTATAGTCCTTCCCTATTTTCTCTAGCTTTTCTAAAGTAGAAGGAGCTAGGGAAGAGATTAATTTATCAGCTTCGTAATCAGTACAGAAATCTTTTGGAAAGTGTTTCATGTGTACCTGTTTTACAACAGTCCTTAGAATGTTTCTATCTTCCTGCGATAGTTTGTGAAGCCAAGCCATTAACGTCTAAAACTCGGATCATTTTCTGCAATTTCATCCATGCTCATCTCATAAACTTCTTGATAAGCTTTTGATGGGTTCATTCCTTGTTTTCTAAAATCCATATAAGATGAATAAGAATCTAAATAATGATAAGCAAAACCACCAAATAATTTAAATTTTAAATCATCACTTACACCTGCAACTTCAATAGCTTTTAAATCTTTGGTAGATGCTTTTGGCATCTTTGCTTTCTTCTTTCTACCCATTGCAGCTATTGCTTTTTTATCTATAGCCATATCTATCTCCTAACTAAACTTTCTATAACTAGCTGTTTTCTTAGAAATAGACTTAGGTTGTTTGGAAACCTGCTTGCCTTTTCTCATTGCAGCCCTCTTTGCTCTTGTTGTTCTGCGATACTCTTCATCACTTAAAGCCTTAATAGCTTTCTCTGGTAAGTATCTTTCACCAGTTTTTAAAGAAGGTTTACCAGATTTGGTTCTCCACTTCTGGTCAGTCCATGCCTTTAAACTTCTTTGAGACTTCTTCATGCCTTCTTAGTGGTATAACCACCACCCGCTTTTTTATAACGCAACGCCAGTAACTGTGCTTTACGAGCAGACCATTGACCTGCTCGACCACCCTTTGTACCACGCTTAATAGCAGCAAACATTCTCTTGCGCATTGTTGGATTAGTGTAATTACCTGCTTCGTTTACAGCCATTACTTCTTCTTTTTCATAATTGCTTTCTGCAAAGAAGGAGGTAACTTCTTTTGTGAAGCAGTCATTTTCTTAGCACCATTCTTAGCAGGTGGTCTACCCTTCTTACTTCCATACGTCCCTTTACCCATCGGCATATCAATACTCCTTATGCTTTTGCTTTATTGCGTTTACTAATCGCTCTTGCCTTTGCTCGAGCATCAGCTTTACTACTTGCACCCCACTTTCTAAGGCTGAGAAGAAGTCTAGTTGGTCTACCCTTACTATCCTTTTCTGGTCCTCTCATACCACC